AGGAATTAGGCCTTCCTTATAACGCGCTTCAAATATTTTTCTACTAGGGGAAATATTTCTTATGGCCCTAACAATTTAATAGGGGCCCACATAGAATAGAACGATCGGGTGGTAAGATACCATACATCCCATAGCCTAATGGTAACCATAGGGGCATGGGGCCTATGTATCTCTATCACTGTCTATCGTCGCTTCTCGTAAGCGATTACGTAGGGTCGATATCCTATTACACGTACGTTGTGATACATGGATACCCGCAACATGTTTTACTGAGAGAAAATCAATTGAACAGGAGGCAGAAATATATGGGGGATATGGATTGGGGTATATGGACCCGTAAGCTATTCAAGGGGCTGGGGTTCACGGTACTAGTGACAGCCATTACCTACATGGCCACCTACCTCGAGGCCACTGAGGTGCCAGCTGAGTACGCTTTGCTAGTTACTTTAGTTTATACTGTGATGAAGCAAGCAGCGAACTTTATCAAGCACACGTATTTAGTGGAAGGGTAGGCACGCGCGCGTGGGGGGGTATCAGTTCCGAAAGATATTAATTTTTTTTCGGCAAAATATAAAGATTAGGCCTCTCTAGAAATTTATATTATTTTCAAATGTTAATAGTATTTAGGAAGCTAGATAATAATGAACATAAGTAAGATTCAATCAATTCAAATAGGGCCCCTTCAATATGGAGGTCGTTTTGTGGACGTCTTTAATAGTAGTCCAGAACACGAGTGGCCAGAGATAGCGGCTTCAATGATTAAGCACGAAACGCTTAATTCAATAGAGCCTTATGATAAATATTTCAGAATAAAAGAGGGCGACATAGTTCTTGACGTCGGATGTCACGTTGGAGTTAACGCAGCAATCTTCTCAACGAAGGTTGGACCGACGGGACGAGTCATTGCAATGGAGCCTGACTATCGAGCACTTGGTGCAGCGATAGCAAATAATTATCGATTTAAAAATATTGAGTATTTTCCACTTGCAGCTTGGAACAAAAAAGGGCACGAAGTAATTCATCTTCATGATAAGGCATACGGCATGAGTTGTATGACACATAAGTGGCTTGAAGAAACATACCCAATTATTGTTCGGACAGTTCGAGTGGATGACTTGATGAACGAACTCAATATTAAGAAAGTTAATTTCATTAAGATGGATATCGAAGCTGCAGAAGTTAATGCAGTTAATGGCATGATTCAAACTCTTCGAAAATGCGATGGCTTTTCAATCGCAGCATATCATGCATACAAACAAGATGACGAAGTAATCAAGACACATGAAATCATCTTACCACAACTTAAGAAATTACTACCAGACTTTGAGATTCGAATGTGGAATGCCAACGATGGCGAAATAATTTCAGGATGGCGAAAAGGCAATGAAGATAGGGTTATACAGCACAGCGCAGATACCGACAGCTCCTAAGCTCAAAGGATATGGGGGTGTAGAATATACCGTTGGAAATCTCGCAAAACGATTTGCAAAACATGGGCATGAAGTTCATTTATTTGGCGCAAAGGGCTCGTACAGACCTGACGGGGGAGTCGTAAATGAGTTCGAATCGTCTAATCCGAACGAAGCTATTCTCGAAAGAGAAATGTTTCAATCATTTGATAAGTCGCTTTTTGATGACTTAGATATCCTTCACGATAATTCGCATTGGCATTTTCCTGCAGCACTTGTTCCGGACGTACAGTATTGCTATACGTTACATGCGACAAGAGCAAACATGCAGGACTTTAAACAAGGCTATAATTATAATGGAATATTACAATGCACACATCATGCGATATACCAGAAGTGGATGACTGGTAACGAATATCGTGTATGTCAAGGTGGCATTGATATTTCACATTTTAAATTCAAGAAAGATAAAGGCGATAGATTACTTTGGTTGTCTCGTTTGTTTGAACCGAAAGGCGCACATCGAGCAATCGAAATCGCAGAGATGGCAAAGACACCAATTGATATTGTAGGTGGGTCATTCATCGATACGCCATCATATACAAATAAGATTAAACGAATGTGTCAGTACTCAGACTATGCAAACTTTGTAGGCGAAGTCTCTCAAAAAGAGAAGCACGAGTATTTGGAAAATGCGAAAGCATTACTATTTCCCGTCGAGCAGTTCTTGTCGCCTGCATCTATGGGTATCAGTCTTTGGATTGAAGCATTATGTTTAGTTCCATTAGAGGCGCTTGCCTGTGGAACACCAGTTATCGCATCACCAAATGGCATCATATCAGATGCTGTACATGATGGAATGACTGGTTATCTCGCAGCAAATGACAGAGATTTTGTCGACAGAATACATCAAATCGATAACATCGACCCACAGATGTGCAGATGTCGTGCAGAGTATTTTTCACTTGATAAGACAGCCGAAAGGTATCTGCATTTGTACAAAGAGATTATTGAGGGACGAACGTGGTAAGCAAATCATTGATTAGGTTACGAGAGTTAACAGATAATCTTCCTGAAACTCCATACGCAAACACGAAGGTGACATAATGCCAAGTGATAGTCTAGAACGACTTCGAGAATTAACGAACGATTTAGCTCATGAACTTGATGGTTCAGTCGGGCATATTCTTGATATGTTGAAATTAGTTTTGACATATGTTAATTCGCAAGTCATGATATTAGATACAGATAACAATATCATTTATACAAATCCAAAATGTGACGAATACAATAAACGAGTATACGGTAAATCGTTACGTTGTGGACATAAGTGGTATGAAGAAATGGGAATAGGAGAACCTGAAGAGTATCCGTCAAAAACAGCGTTACAAAAAAGACGTGTAGTTAAAACAAAATTCATAAGTCCTGTAACAGGGGTGACTATGACAGTTGTTTCAATACCGTTGATTAATAATGGAGAATCGGGAACGATATGTATTTATAACGAGGAGTAAGTCTTATGCCTGGTGGGAGTAACGGCGGTTGGCCTGAATGGGGTCGGCACGTATTAAAAGAGATAGAGCGGTTAGATGACGGACACACCGACAATGCAAAACGTCTTAACCAACACGATATTGACATCACTATGCTAAAAGTCAAGTGCGGGTTATTGGGATTACTGGCAGGTTCAGTACCATCTGTTATCACATTATTGATTACAATATTTTCAGCGTAGGTAATGTATTATGAGGAAGCAATATAAGCAGTGGCTTAAATATGCCACTGACCCAATTTCATTTACACGTGATATACTTCACTATGAAGTCAAAGACTTTCATGCCGATTGGTTAAAGTTTGAAATGGAAAATCGATATACCATTTTACTAGCACCAAGAGGACATGGGAAAACGACAATTCATAGTGTCGCGTATCCTATTTGGAAGTTATGTCATGACCCAAATCTTCGTGTCATGATATTAAGTAAATCATCAGCACTTGCACAACGTGTGTTAAGTGAAATCAAATGGCACTTCGAAGTTAACGAAGATTTAATAGAGTTCTATGGTGACTTAACAAATAAAGACGTTAAGTGGACTAATGAAGAAGTTATGTTGTCGAGGTCTAAGGATGTACCATTCAAGGAATCGTCCATCACTGCTAGAGGGCTCGATTCAGCGATTATCGGGGGTCACTACGAATTAATAATATGTGATGATATTATTGATGAGAAGAATACAACAACAGCACAACAACGAGATAAGGTTCGCAATACATTTGAAAAGGTCGTAAGACCAATGTTGGAACCGTGGTCTGAAATGCACTTCGTGGGAACACGATGGCATGAGTACGACATCTATGGGGAACTAATGGAATCGCGTTTGTTTAATGGACGTGTCTATGACATGATAACAAACGAACAAAAGAAAACGACATTGTGGCCTGAAAGGTTTCCGTACGAGTCAAATAACGCGAATCATATTACAGCTATGAGTTTGAAAGAATCGATGGGAAGCGTAGCTTTCTCGTTACAGTATAGGAATGACGTCAGCCAGTTCAGGAATGCAATATTCAAATCTGACTGGATGAAATATTATGTCGAACCACCATTAAAGACTAGAACTTTTATGGCGGTAGATTTAGCAATATCAGAGAAGGGTGACTACTTTGCGATTGTTGTTATTGGTGTGGATTCTAAGGGAGATATTTACGTATTAGATACATACTACGGGCACCATTCGTTCTTTCCACAATTGAAAAAGATTAAGTATTATTACGACAAATGGGAACCACTAAAAATTGGAATTGAAAACAATGCGTTTCAACGAGCAGTTCCGCAGGAATTGAAACGCAGGTCAGATGAGTTTGGTATACTTCCAATTTTTCCAATTAATACTACAAAAGATAAGATTACACGTGCACGAAAGGTCTCAGCTTTATTCGAGGCAGGTCGTGTGTATGTTCATAAAACAAAACACATCGAATTAATAGATGAAATCTTACACTTTCCAAAAGCAAGTGTAGCTGATGACGTTCTCGATGCTTTAATGATGGCAATCGACATGAGTGACGTCAGAGGTTCGTTCAATTGGCAAAGTGTGAAAAATTTGACTAGAACCGGAAGATATAGAGGTAGAATAATATGAGTGACGAAAATTTTTGGACTAATTCACTTCGGCGTCTAGTCGGTACAGACAATAAGCCAAAAGAACAGAAAACAAAACCGAAAGGTTATTCGGCACGAGCGAATGAACGTGTGACTGAGTTCTTTGCAGACAAGCCTCGCAACGTTTCGCATCTTGACGAAAATTGGAATATTTATTCTCAGTCAGAAGTTCCGTATGCTGCAGTGACTGCATTGTCTTATAATGCTGTAGGCGACTGGCGTGTACGTTGTGAGGACGAGAAATCGAGAGAGTATATTTACGATTTTCTTCGTCTAACTGATTTTGATAGCGTTGTTTTGGATGTTATCAGAGATTGTTGCGTTTTTGGAGATGCGTTCGTTGAGAAAGTATATTTCAGCAATGGCGATTTGGCTGAATTAAAATTACGAGACCCAAGAACATTTCAAATCAAGATTGATGCGAAAGGAGATGTATTGGGTTATGTACAAACTGTGAAGACTGGCGATGGTTCAAAAACTATTGAATTGAAACCTGAAGAAGTTGTTCATTATCAATTGTTTACTATCCCTCATAGTCCTTATGGGCTTGCTCTCATTGACCCTTCAAGGGATACAATGAAAAGAAAGACTGTAGCTGACGAGGGTATTACAGCTGCGATGGATAGGCACGGTTTTCCAAAGTATCACATTAAATTAAAAACACCTAAGGGTTACGAAGATGAAATACCATCGTCAACTGAGATTGACAGTATTGCATCTGATTTCAAGAACTTAAATTTAAAAAATGAGATTGTAACGTCTGAGTTAATTGAGATTACACCATTAGACGTTAAAGGTATTCAGAATGTTGAAGAATACTTTAATTATTTCCAAAGTTCAGTTACTTGTGGTGTCTTAGTTCCACAGGAAGTCTTAGGTCTTGGTAGTGGCTCAACTGAAGCAACTGCAAGAGTAAGACGATTAATGTTTGAGAAGCTAGTTCGTGGTTTCCAACGAAAGGTAGCTCGTACGACTGAAATCAATGTATTAGAAGAACTTGCTCCTGATAAGAAAGCACGTATCATCTTTGCAGATTCAGTACCAGAAGATGACGCAATATTAGCTGAAAGCATACATAAACTTATGCCAAGAGGCGACCCATTCGCAATCTTAACAAGAGATGAAATACGAGAACGTTTAGGATATCCACCAGTAGTAGTTGCAAATCAAAAGCGCAAAGCTATCTATAATAAATATGGAATATCTAGTAAAGCTGATGAGATGGAGCAACCAACGAATGGGACACAAGTCGACGACTTACAACAGACACTGAACAGGTATTCTAGTAAAGTTGAAGATTACTTGCGAGATTATGTTGAATGAAACTAGAGGAGCTTATTAAGGCTGAAGCTAAGCGTTTGTATAAGCAACTTAAACCTATTTATATAGAATCATATATCAAAGGCGCTCAAGACGCTGAGAAGGTCTTAAAGAAAGTCCTTGATTATGAAAGTCTATATGAAGAGGCTGTAGGTTACTATAACGAACAGGGAGATTGGATTGTCGACCAGTTTGCAGACGTTGATGCAGAGCTTTTACATACTAAATTGAATCTTGCTATTGCTCAAGGGCATAGCTTTAGTCAGTTTTGGACTAACGTTCAACACTCTGGAATGTTTTCTTACGATAGAGCAAAGCGTATTTATCGTACAGAAACAGCAAGAGCATACAATGAAGGTGCCTTAAGACAATACCATAAGGAAGGAGTCAAGATGGTTGATATACTATTAGGCCCAAATCCTTGTCCAATATGTTCTTCGTTTGCAAGTGCTAGCCCCTTTAAGACTGAAGATTTGTTTGGAGTGCTTCCAATACATCCAAATTGCGCTTGTGTTATGGTAAATTCGTCTGTAGTTCCCAAGCAATAGAAACCTTTATAAACCCCTAACCCTTATCTATGTTTATGACACAGGAAATAAGTGGCCTCATAAAAAAGGTAGGAAAAGTTAAGGCTTATGACAACTCAAACGCATGGGACAGAGAAATAACATTTGTATTTAAGTTCTTTATGGAAGTAGAAAATAAAGATGGAATTTATTTAGCAATGGTTACAGTCGACGGCGAAATGACTGAATGGGGACCAAGAATCAAGAAAGATGGACGAAGAGAAAAACCATTAATTGGAGATAAAGTTCGATTTACAACACATCGCATTCGAGAAGGCAAAGATGGAGCACGATGGTGTTCAGTTACATGGAACCAAGAATTTGAAATAACTTACAAATCAGAATCGGCACGACAAGAACTCGCAGATTTCATTGCACGCAAAAAAGCAGAACGCGAAGAAGCATATCAACAAAAACTCAAAGAACAAGAGGAACAAGCATACGAAGCTAAAGCCGAATCATTAAGTCGCCAATTCGCAGAAGAAAACGACGACAGAATCCCACAGGACGTAAGAGACGAATTTAATTCAGTCTTCAATTGGGATAGATTATTTAACGTCCTTAAACAAACACAATCACCAATTGATATCGGAGAAGCACCACACATGTGTCCACACGGCGGACCAAGAGCATGTGGCTGTCAAACACCAGGGAGTGGCCTCAGATACTCACACACTGGAGCATTATATGGTTTACCAAGAGCACACAGAAACTCAGTTATCAAAAAGGCACTTAAAACTAACTTAATTACAATTCACAAAGAATCTGATGACGAAGACTCAGTTCTTTACATCATCACAGAACGTGGACGACAAGTCCTTGAAAGTATGAAATAATCATACTTTCTTTTTATGTTTTAAAAAATAACACTTGTGTCAAATAATGGAATTAAATTACAAAAAGAAAAGTAACAATATCTTGAAGGACGTTATTTATCATGACGTCACTATTTTGAGTAATGGAGTATGGGACCAACAGGATAAAAAGTCGAGAGTCTTTTATCCTGAAGAGGTTCTACATAGGGATGCTAAAAATTGGAAGCGAAATTTCATTTACGCCAAACATACATCAAGGAAAGATGGAACGCCAGAAAGCGCTTTCAATATTGTTGGCTTTGTCGAAGACCCACATTACAGTAACTTGCGAAAAGCAATCGTTGCTGATTTGAGGATACTTGGGTCAAAAAAAGAAATAATTGAATATATTGACAAAGGCATCATACGTTTTTTGTCACCTGAAGTTTGGACAGATGACCATTACAGCTATACAAAAAATTCACGTATAGCGACAAAGTTGGATTTTAACGGTGTTGCATTAGTAGTAGACAATCCAGCATGTAAGGAATCAGAGATAAATAGACACAGAAAATCGCTTGTTAATTCAACCTAATGGTATAACATTAGGCTTACATTTAATTAACTCTAACGCCGCGTTTCGGCGCTACAACAGCGTATCGACGTTGCATGTTAAACAATAAAAGGAGTGAAGAATATGTCATGGATGAAAGAAGACATGCTTGAGGTTACAAGAAATCTCAAACTTTCAGGAACAGTTGAAGGAGATGCAAAGCATACTTTAACAATGTTTTACAGTCACCCAACAGTTATCGACTCATCTGGGTGGGTAACCACAAATTCAAACGGCGCAACTACATTAGCTGAAAGTGCAGCAAACAAACATGTCAAGTTCGCAATCGGTGGACTTAAAGAAGGCGACATCATTACTAAATATCGTCTTTTAGGTGGAACTACAATTGGAACTGCAACAAACACATGTGCAATTGTTTCTGGACTTTATAATGTGACAAAATCAGCAGGAGCGGCTTTAGTTGCAACATCTGTTGGTAACACAACTACATTAACTGCAGCATCAACAACTGCAATCGATTTAGAAGCAGACGTCACTGACACTACAGTTGCAGACGATTATCAGTATTTTGTTCTCGTTAAAGGAACTACTATGGCTGGTGCGTCAGCTGCAATCACTGGTGTTGAAGTTGATATTGATAGGATTGTTTAATTATGCCAATGCCGAAACCCGTACCAAGTGATACACAAGAAATGTTTAATTCACGTTGTATGTCAAATTCCACAATGGTGGCAGAGTATCCAGACAAAAAACAAAGGTTTGCTGTCTGCCAGTCGTTATGGGAAAATAAAGGAGATAAAAAGATGACAAAGAAGTCAGATACACCAAAAGCAACAGTTATCCAAAGAAAGGGTAGACGTATTATTGGTGGTTACGGTTCATTCGTCATGGTAGACTCTGACAACGATATGGTCAACAACGACGCTCTTAAAACTGGGCTAAAGAAATTTATGTCCAAGAAAAACAAAGATTATCGAAACATCATGTGGTCTCATGAAGGCATACAAGTTGGAAAGGTTATCGAAGGTTACGGAAAACACAAAACGCGCGTTGACGACAAAGGGCTTTACATCGTTGCAGAAGTTAGAAACGATATTGAGTCTGCAGATAGAATCTGGAATGCAATATTGTCTGGTGACTTGAATGCATTTTCAATTGGATTCGAACCATTGCAACGAATGAAACACACGAAAGAAAGTGGTGAACATTGGAATGAAATAACAGAGATAAATCTGTTAGAGGTATCAATTTGTGAGATGCCAAAAAATGCTTTATCACGGTATACGATTCTTTCAAAAAGTAAAAATGTTATAAAAGATGGAGAAGGCAATGTGATGACTGAAAAAACAAAAGTCAAAGCACCTGAGGACGAACCAGAAGACAATCCCGAAGACATGCCAGAGGATAAACCCGAAGACATGCCTGAAGATGAAACTGATGAACCTGAAGACGATGATGAGGAAACTATGTCCGATTCGAAAAGTAAGGTTGACACAATTATTTCATTGATTAAGGATTTGTCTGTGGACGAACTTGCCGAACTTAACTCTAAGATGCAACCACAAACAAAGAGTGAAGTTTCTATCGACGAAATACGAGACGAGTTAAAAAATCTTCAAGAGAAGGACGATATTAAAGGCATCGACTTATCTGAGTTAGCAAGATTAGTTACTTCATACGAAACTGGCACATCTGCAAAGTCGTACGCGTTACCACGAATTGCTGACGGTAAATTGGACTGGCATTCTGCTATTTCAAAATCTATTGATAACATTACTGAACAAATGAAAGATGTCGTTACAAACAAATCGAAGATTAATAACTTAGAACTCGAAATCTCAAGGAAGGCGGAAGAAGTGGAAAACGCAAAGAAAGAGGCTGAAGAAGCAAAACAGGAAACAGCACAGGCTGAGAAAAAAGTAGAGCAAGCTGTCGAAGAAAAACAAGAGGTTGTTAAAACAGCCGAAGCCGACAGACAGGTTCTCGACGAAGTACAAAAATCTATGAAGAGTCTCGATGAAACTCTTCGCAACTTCGACAATCGTTTAGAAAAGCTCGAGAAGGTGAAGGTAACTAAAACTGAAGCTACTGGACAACCTACTAAAGAGCAATTGTTGAATGATTATCGACCGTCAAATGTCATAGAAGATAGAGATATGGTAGAAATACAGGTGGAATAATGACTGATATAACGGCATTCCCAACAGCAACAAAGCGGATTCTCGTACATGGCGATAATTCATATACATTTACAGTTGGGTCTGAAGCAATTAAAGCTGGACAAGTTGTAGGTATTGCATCCAATGGTGGTGACTTTACAATAACTCCTTGTAATTCAGCTGATGCCGTATGTCCTATTGGTATTGCAGACCACGCAGCAAGTTCAACTGAAACACTTACCGTACATATGTATGGTACGGTGTGTAAAGTCTTTAATGAGGACGATACTACAGCTATTGAAGCTGGTACCGAACTCAAACAAGGAACAGTTGATGGCGCTGTATGTGCCGCAACGCCTGGTGGAGCAACAGAATATCTTGTGGGTATTGCACTCGAAGATATTCCAGCAACTGCAGCAGGTAGTTATGGTGGTGGAAACGCATTAATTTGTCCACATATCAATACTATTGCATAGGTGATATAAATGACAGCAATAACTGCATTCCCAGATAGACATACTATTTTAGAGACCGACCCACAAGTTGCAAATCTTTTAACATATACAGCATCTGAAGCTATCTACGCAGGGCAGGTTGTAGAGGTAGACCCTACAACTGGTGACCAATATGTCACACCTGGCGACTCTGATGATGCAGCACCAGTTGTTGGTGTAGCATTATATGGAGTTGCTTCATCAGGCGACCCTGTCACTGTAGCAGGCCCAGGATGTGTTTGTTACGTTGCAAACGAAGATGATACGACTGCAATCAACGAAGGTACTTATTTGACTTTGTCAGATAACAACGTTGGTGGTTGTGTCAAAGCAACTGTAACTGGTGCAACTCAATATATTGTTGGCGTCGCTTTAGAAGAAATCGCTGCTGATGGTTGGGGAAGAGCCTTAATTATGCCACACGAACAGGTGATTGCTTAATGACAAACGTGACAGTAATTCCTGACATCACAACTCGAGTCAGGGTACACGGAAACAACGCATTATCTTTTTATGCTGCTGAAGCAATTAAAGCAGGAGCCGCAGTCACAATTGATGACGACGGCTATGCACAAAATTGTAATTCAGGAGATGCAAAGATTCCTATTGGCGTTGCAGACTTTGGCGTAACCTCATCAGGTGATGAAGTTACAGTCAATACTATTGGAACGGTTTGTTATGTAGCTAATCTCGATGACACAACTGCAATTGGAGAAGGAACTACATTAGTAGCGACTTCAGTTGATGGTGTTGTTGCAGCATTAGCAGGCGGTGACGATTCTGATGAGTATGCACTTGGTGTATCACTCACTGACATTACCGGTGGCGGCTTTGGGCTTTGTTTAATACGACCTTACCTTAGTACGACAGCTTAAATTTTACGTTTTTATGTTTTGTTTCAATGTCCGATAAAAAACGAGGGATATTATGTCTGAGTTAAGAAAACTTTTAGCATACAATTTAGAACAAGATTCAACTGAACGAGATAGGGCTTTAAATTCAATGACTCCCGAACTTCGTAAACTTTTACAAACAGAAGGAGTAGAGTCAACGACTCTTATTCAAACAGAATTTTCAAAGACTGTTCTCGAAGGAGCAAAACCTGCAATGTCTGCTCGACAGTGGCTTCCACTCATTCGCATTAAAACTAATGCATTTGATTGGCCATTACGACCAGCAGCAACTTATGCTACTAAAGTTGGAGAAGGTGCAAGTTCACCTGCAGCAGAAATGGATTACTCAAAACGAACCTTCACTACTTACAAAATCTCACAAGCAGCAGAAATTTCCGAAGAACTTGTTGAAGATGGTCTTTATGACGTCATTAACATGGAAGTCGAGAATGCAGCACTTGCTTGCGAAATGAGATTGAACAGAGATGCAATTGATACCATCATGGATAATGCTGGTAGCAATGTCGATACAGCCGGCAACGCGTGTAGTGTAACATATCTTGCAGCAGCATGCAAAGCATTACAAGGAAATGGTTACAGACCAGATACACTTGTTATGGCATCACAAGCATGGTATGGGTTAATGACAGATTCAAATCTTGTCTATACAGCATATGCAGGAACTGACAGTACCTTAAAAACTGGTAAAGTCTTCCCTATTTTTGGACTTAAAGCTCACCTCTGCGATGTCGTTTCAAATGGAACTGCAACTTGGGGCGGAAGTGCCGACAATAAAATGGCAATGGTACTTGATTCCAAGAAAGCAGGTGGTATCGCAATGCGACGTGACCTTACTACTAAAAAGTTCGCTGATGTCCGACGTGACCTTCAAGGAGCCGTTGTGTCAATGAGATACGACGTTAACTACTTGCAAGCAAACGCGGCATGTACTATACAAGTTTAAGGTTATAGTGATGCTTACATCTAGAAATTCTGGAAAATATTTATCAGAAAAATACTACCAAACTAGAAATGTCGGGTTTACAGATAATCGGAATCTTTCAGATAACGATAAAGAGTATGCAGATATTGAAGGTGCGGAAGGTGGAGGACGCTTTGATTCACGTACTTATGTTTTACAATCTGTCTTTGAAGGAAGGCAGTATAATATCACACATAAAGAGAGAAGAGGTGACGACTAATGGCATACTCACCACAAATAGTAACAGAAGAAAAAGTTAGAACATTTTTTCAACCACGTTTGTCTGAGGATGAATATGAGTCACCCAACCTTCTCGCCAAAATAAAGGCAGTTGAATATACCGTTAACAAGAAATATGGTGTGTCTCTAAATAGTGATGACGAGGCAGTTGTTCAAGCAACTATTATGTTAATTGCAGCAAAAATTGGTTCTGAAGCTAGAGTTCAACAGAGGAGATTGGGTCTGACACGTGAAGCGTGGGTAACACAAAAAATGGCAGGCGAGGAAAGCGACCCATTCACAGCATTCAAAAAATGGGAATGCGAAGCAAAGGACATATTGAGAAGTTATTTGCCAGATGTTAGACAATGGAAAATAGTGAATCAATAAATGTTTAACGTTTCATTTCCAAATATAGCATCATTACTTGCTGTATTTGAAAACATCACTAAAGAGATAATGTCTAAAGGTATTGAACAAATAGCGCAACAGGCAAGAGATTTGGCGAAATTAAAAGCGCCTCATTTGACTGGTGCTTTAAAGCGTTCAATATATATGAACAAAGTTAACGACTATACATTTGCAGTAGGTTCGCCTTTATCGTATGCATGGGCTGTCGAATTTGGCAGTGGTATATACGGGACTGGCCCCGGTGCAAGTGGCGACCCAATACGACCAAAGCAAGGTTCTTTTTTAACTTTTCAAATTGGTGGTCAATGGGTACGTGTCAAATATGTCTTAGGACAACGACCTCAGCCGTTTTTGAGGCCGGCATGTGAAGAAGCAATCGCAAATGCGGATATTCAAATTAAAGCGACAGGAGTGACATAAATGTTTGACCCAAGAGAAGAAATCAGAGATATTTTACGAGCATATAAACCAGATGGGCAAAGTGAAGAAGGAATGATTTTTCATGACACACACGGTACTGAACATGAGATGGGCGTTTATCTTTGGGAAGAACAAGTAACAAATTTTGAGGAAGGCGGTAAACTTGGTTTATCGAATCCAATGATGATTTTGTTATCATTGATATCTTCTGTATCAGTTAATGCAAATATTGGTGCGACGAGACGAAAGCCAATTGCTTTAATCGACGCACACATATTTGTTGTTAAAGATGATAGATGGCAAGCAGAACCTGTTAAGATGGAGATATCTAATCAAATTGAAGATGCGATACGTGCCAGTCAAACATCTATATCTGGTTGTGATTTTGTCGAATGCATTAATGCGAGAGACTTGGATGCTCTTAAACAGACTTTAGGCGTCAGAAGAATCGTTGGCATGCGTGCTTACGGCAATATAAGTTAATGTAATTACGTAAGAAAATTATAAAGGTGACTTTATGGCATATACATTAGGTTTTCAGGGACAGATTGCGTACAAGGTTGAAACGACTTATGGTGAAGGTTGTGCATCTGACGACACAGTGCTTTTATTAGCAAACAATGTTCAAGATGTCAAACTGACACATTCAAGAGCATCATTAGGAGAAGTTCATAATATTAATTCTCCAGATATCAATGCGTTCGTAGATAGTACTAAAATGTATGGTATAACGACTACATACTTAGCTGACAGAGTTTTCTCTTCAACTGATTGTATTCTTTATCATGCAGTTACTCGTTCTAACGCAGATTTATCAAGTGTTGCATTTGAAGTCGGAGTTGGCAAAGACCAAGACACATCAACTTATTTCAATTTGAAAGGTTGTAAGGCAAAAAGCGCTAGCATCGAAGTTTCAGAAGATGGACCTGTTAACGTTTCAATTGATTGGTCTGTTAAAGACGTCGAAGTTTCAAGCTCAATAACAGTTACTGCCGCAGCATCAGCAATTGGCACACAACCGTGGAACTACGTTGGTGGTTCATTCAAGAGAAACGGAGCAGCAGATTGGGGTTACATTGTTGGCTCAGCGTCAATTACAATTAACAACGGTCTTCAAGAGGTTCGTGATATTGGAAACACGACAATCATAAACGCTATCCCTGGTATCAGAAGTTGTACCGGAACAGTTAATGTCTGTTTGACAGATGGTGGACTTGGATATTGGTCTGAAGTAGTTAATCGTTCAGCATATGATATGGAACTTTATTTTGGTTCTGTAGCAGCAAGTGCTCCAAAGATTAAGATAACAGGCGCAATTCTCAATAACATCGATGTTCCAATGGACTCATCTGCGTCAGTTGTGATGACATCTGTACCATTTACTGGTAAGATTCCGTCATTAGCAATCGCAGATTAATGACAGCAGTTAATAACGTTAAATGTTTACTTATTTACAGGAGGCAATTTTGTGGAAACAAAAGAAGAAGATGTTCAGATAGAACCTCAAACTGAGTTTAGTATTCCATTTGTTAATGGAGGCAAAAAGTTTGAAGTTCCTCTTATTACAGTATCAGACGTACGCGCAATGCAAAAGAAACGAGCAGCAGTAACAGATGCAAACGAAAAAGAATTAGAAGCAAGCGTTACATTAGCATATCAAGTGTTAAGACGCATAGATGGCAGTATCGTTGAAGAAGATATTATCAATTGGGAATATTCCGATTTCCTTAACTTCATACAAGGTCTTTGGGCTAAGAATGCTGCAAATTTTCGTGGAACGTTGCCGACATTAGCGCAGCAAATGGCAGCGGCAGCAGCTCAGAAACAGACGCAGAAGTAGTGCATGGTTTCGACAAGATGCGATGGCGCTTATCGTTTGAGTTTAAATGTCCGTTGTCTGAGATAGACTCATTATGTATGAACGACTTTTATGGTTTGTTTAGAACGATAAAAGACATGCATGAAGGTCCGAAAGGAAAAACGAGTATACGTAGGGCGACAAAAACAGAGATGAATTTTGTTGATAATTTCATAAAACAAAAAGGTGGTTAATATGGCAGGATTAGGAGTATTCGAAGCACTGTTTACAGCAAAGGATGGTATGACAGGGCCTCTAAAGACAATGACATCTGGTCTTGCCGGTATGACCACTCAAGGTCTCGCAATGGGTGCAGCATTTGCAGCAATGAACATAGGTATCACAGCTGCAATTGGGGCAATTCAAGGTTTAGGCCAATACATTAGTGATAGTATCGACTTATATCTCAGATTTGAAAAGGGTCTGTCAGAAGTTGCTACATTGTTAAGTGACACTTCTGTTATTGATTCTTATAAACAAAGTCTTTTAGATTTATCAACTGCTTCTGGACAATCACTCGATACATTGACAGAAGGTTTGTATCAAGTCATATCTGCTTCAATTGAGGCAGAAAATGCAATGCATGTATTAACAGTTGCGACAGCATTAGCAACTGGTGGTATGAGTGATACAGCAACAACTGTCGACTTATTGACATCAATTATTAACGCATATGGTATGTCTGCAACTAACGCTGGTAGAGTCAGTGATATCTTATTTGAAACTGTTCGTTTAGGTAAAACAACGATTAGTGAATTAGGAGCATCATTGGGTACAGTTACGTCGTTAGCAGCAGCAATGGGTGTATCGTTAGAAGAAGTTAATTCAGCATTAGTTGTGATGACCAGAGGTGGTATCCAAACAACTAACGCAGTTACATATTTAAGAGCAATTCTTAATAGCATTCTCAAACCAACTGAGTCTGCAAAGAAAGCAGCAGCTGAATTAGGAATTGAGTTTAATGCAGCAGCATTACAAGCAAAAGGATTAGTACCATTCTTAACTGAAGTTGCAGAGAAGACTGAAGGCAACTCAGATGCATTCGCAAAATTATTCCCTAACATCAGAGCAACTACTGGTGTAACAGCATTATTAAAAGATGGTGGCGAAGAACTAAACATTGTTTTAGAAGACGTTACTGATAGTGCTAATGCAACAGAAGACGCATTAGCGAAAGTTATGGAGACAGATGCATTTAAGATGGAGCAAATGTCTGCAGTCTTAGAAGCACAACAAGTCGAACTTGGCGAAGCAACCGTTGGTTGGAAACTTTGGTTCGAAGAAGTTAAGATTGGATTCGCAGAAATCATAAACGCTGTTGGAACATTCCCTCAAACTATCCAAGAAAACATTGGCGGACCAGTTGGAGATGTTCTTGCTGGTGCGTCTGACGCTTTTACAAAAGGCATCTTTCCAATATATGGTTTTCTTGATGCTATAGGAAATCTTGGTGCTGAAGTTGCAGATACTGACGGCAAGATGCAAGAATTTACTGAAGCGCTTGCAGTTCAGTATGATGAAATGGGTAATGTCGAAACTGCAATGGGTAATTTAGATTATCTTCAATTGTCGTCTGACCTCTCAGAGATGTCAATGGCGACATGGGAATCTATTGATGCAACTACAATATTCGACACAGAATTACAAAACGCTGTTATTGCTTGTCAAAATCTTGCAGCTGAAATTCAAATACTCAAAGACGAAAATGCAGCTTATGCATTAGATATGCAGAAAAACAATCTCGAAATAATGAAGATTCGTTTTGAAGCAGATTCTCAAGGGCGCGAATTAACAGACAAAGAAAAAGCACGTATCGCTGAGTTAAAACTTGCGAACGATGAATTGAGAATAAATAAATTAGAAAATAACATTGCAATTACTGAATCAAATAATGAGTTAACTGAAAACGCTACAGTTAAAGTGCAAGAACGTATCGATGCAATGGAGATTGAAAAACAAGCGTTCGATGCATTTACACAGTTCTTAGTTGGTGGAACTGAAACGATGACTGCAGAGCAGTTAGCAATCTTACAAACTCATTATGGATTGAGTCTTGAAGAATTAAACAATTATACTGGCATTTACGAAGGAGACTTTGATACATTTTCTGCTAGTATGGTATCATTAGCAACTCAAATGGGTATTGATATCAATGCTGCAGAAGCTGCGTCATATACACAACGTTTAATTGATTTAGGCGTTTTCTTCACAACTTCAGAAGGCGAAATCTTAGTTAACGGACCAGTTCTTGTAGCTGCATTTCAAAATGGTTACATTACTCCAACTGAATTATTATTAGCGACATTAGCATCAATTGGAGAAACAGCAGTAACTGATATGAATACATCGATGGAAGGAGCAGTCCCAGATGGTTCAAATTTCCAATTGATTTTAGGCAAAGCGTATGATACTCCTCTTGGGAAAGTATTAACAACTATTGCTAGTAAAGTTTCAGGATTTAAATGGCCTAAATTCCCAGAGCCACCTTGTATCCCAGTTCCAGTTTCTTGTAAAGAAGGTAGTGGAACGCCAGGCGACATGAGTAACGTCAAAAGCACTATTGATACGTGGGAGAAAAATAACCCAGACGACGCTAAGTCAAAATCTTCGTCTAAGTCGAAGACTAAATCTGCACAAGATATATTAGACACATACTTTAAAGGTTCGAAAAACAATACGAAGAAGGTTACGACTCCTGGGCCAATGGGCGGTCTTGAATTATTAGCAGGTGGCGGTATCTTTGGCGCATATTATGGTGGCTTATACAATTGGGGAAATATGATGCAGGCGGGAACTAACATCTTTAGAATGGGTTCTTCATTTACGACTAGACCAGTAATTGGTATGGTTGGTGAAGCAGGTCCTGAAGCAGTTATTCCGATGTCAGGTCCAAATCGTTATAGAGGAGCAAACATCTTAAGAGAAATCTTACCTATATTCCCAGAGGTAATGAGAGATGTAGTTAAAGATGCTGCAAGATTTGGTAATGCACCTGCAGGAGTTACTGAAACTGGAGAGCGTTCAAGTTTAAGGTATCCTCATATGGGTCATAACGGACCGCCAAATGAGTGGCCTGGCGGTGCTAGCTATGGCGGTTGGAATCCGTGGATGTATCAAGGATACGACCCAAGTAGATTTAACTTCGCAAGAGGTCATAATGGTCCTCAATTCAATGGTCCAATTCATGTTCATGGCGTACAGAATTATGACGAATTTATGCGTGAGATGCAACAACGTTCACGGTGTGCTGGGGCAAGGCAGTTATGACGACATGGAAAATTACAGTAAAAGGAACAATCTCATTCGACATTGTTCCTTCTGATAAGACAACTGAGAAGATAGACATCACAAGTTCTATCCAACAGAAGTTCCAAACAGCATCATTTGATTATACTGATAAAAATAAGAATCGGTATTCATTTCTTGTTGTAGGGAATTATATTGACATTTATATTGATAACGAAATTGTGTTCGAAGGATTCATTTCTCAGACACAAAAGTCATATGTTGGTGGCGCAATTAAGATGGCTGTCAACTGCATAGGTAATACGTTTGAAGTAGAACGATATCTAACAGATGCTAATAAAACATACACTAATAAAAAATCTGGTTACATTGTTAAGGACTTACTTGACACGTATGCTCCTTCAACAATTACACATACATCCGTTAGTTCGACTGATGGTGCTACAATCACATCAATCGTATTTAACGAGATTACATTAGGTTCAGCATTTCAGAGATTAGCAGAGTTAGATGGATATCGGTATTATATTGGTAATAGAGGTGAATAATGGCACATAGTATTTCAACGGGTGCGTCTATAAACTATGGATATCCGTTTGCAGCAATGGGTCACGATAGAGTCTCAATCTCATCATATTCTGTTATTCCTGACGATGGAACAATATCTTTTTTTGAGGCGTCAGTGAACTCAACAGCTTCGACTTGCGACCTCTATTTTGAGAATGTTGATGGAGCAGAAACAGCAGGCGTTACAGGATTACATTCAACAGCTCAGTATAAACAAAATACATCAGACACAGTTTCTGTTTCAGCTGGCGACCGTTGTAGGGTTGTTCCTGCAGGTTCTGGCTCGTCTTCAACATTTATGTGGAACTATAGATTTCAGTCGTCAAACACTAATTGTGCACAAGTATTATGTGCTTATCATAGATGGCGCATTTTATGGTGGATGACTCCTCACTATGCAGCAATTCTTGGAGATATGGATTCAGAGATTGGCGGTACGTCTGAAGTTAATATGCAAAGACCAATGCCAACGTCTGGTACATTCAAAAACTTATATGCTGATACTGACCAATTGGATGATTACGCAACTGTTGTATTACGAGTTAATGGTTCTGACACTGCATTAACAGTTACAGTTCAAAATGATGAATATCAAAAAGCTGATACTACAAATGAAGTTCATGTAGATGCTGGCGATTTAGTTAATTACAAATTGACTAATTTATGTTCAAGAGGAGAAATTGCATTAGGAATCACGTTCGTACCTGATACATCTGGCGAATCTATCATGTTAGGTGGTACGACTGAATGGCGTAGTTATGCAGATGGCAATCAATTGGATAATGTATATGAATGGGATTGGGTTGACACTGGAACATTATTTCCAAATTTAGCTAGATTACAAAAATTCTATACATATGCAAATGTCGTTAACTCAGCAGATTTCTATATCACTAAGACTGATTATGTTACAACTGGAATGTTGCATAATGCACATACTTCTGCTGGACAATCATTAGTTTCAGATACTTCATCAATATACTTTTGTGATTCTGGAGATGGATACGTATTCAGATTCGTCCCTGGCGGGGGTGGAGTATATCAAGTACTTTGGGGCTTTGTCGTTGTTACATTAAGTCCACAGACATTCACTGAGACAGTCGTTTGCAATGATGATAGTTCTGTTGTTCAAGAATTGTATCGAACATTAGAAGAAACAATCGTTTCACTTGCGTTAATGGTAAAACGTGCAACTGAATTTCCATTCCATTATTTCGAAGTTTTAGATGCTTCACAATTTACAATCAATGAATCTGACGTTTTAGGACTTTCTTCAATAACTGAAGATGATTCATCATTGAGAAATCACGTAACAGTAGTTGGCAGTAGTGTGTCAGTTACGACAACTGATTCAGTTTCAATAAACGAATATGGCACGTATACGTATAAGTTGACAGATGATAATATTACGACAACTGCTGATGCTGAGTTATTAGCTGGTCGTATCTTAACAGAATATTCGTATCCAAAGAAACGAGGTTCAATTACAATCAACGGAAAACTAGATATTGATGTAGCAGAACAATTTACTTTAAATCTTCCGAACATAGGAATTACAAATGAGAAATTCCAAATTGTTCAATACGCACATAACATAACAAACGCAGGTTTTTACACAACTATCCAGTTTGGAGCACTTGACTATGATATTGCACGAGAAATCGCTGTTTTAACAAGAGAGGTACGTGAATAACGCTATCCTAATGGTAACATATAGGGCAGGGCGTTAAAGTGCTTCTATCACCGCGTATCGTGCGCTAGAGAGGGTATATACATGACGGTTAATGATAATAGATACTACTTGACATTCGATGGAAACAACGATTATATCGAATTTGACTCGAATGAAAGTGTAGCAGGTCTTTCTACATTCACAATTTCATTATGGGCTCGACCGGATACGTTCGAATCAACTGACACTATTTGGAACGAATCATACACAACTTACAAACAAAATACGTTAACTGGAACTGATTGGACAACAAGGTCGAACAATACAGGGACAGCATACACATTAGCAACTCCAACGATAGGGACTGGTGACTGGCATCACATTGCATTTGTATACGACGCAGTAAACAATGAAAAAAGCATTTATGTCGACGGTTCAAGAGAGGCATATACAAGTCAAGCATTAAGCGCATTATCTTCAGGACGAGATAAGTTGCGTGTTGGATATCCTCTTTCAGGAGATACTTATTACGATGGTCGAATCGATGATATCAAAATATACAATACTGCATTAAGCGCATCAGACATCGATAGTTTGGCAAATAATTCAAGACCTCAAACAACACCATTATATCATTGGAAATGCAATGAACGTACAGGAACATCATTGAATAATGCAATGACTTCAAATGATAGCACATTAGTTGGAGCAACTTGGGGTTATGAGTTAAGCCCGATTGGGTATAACACTGGTCATAACTTTAGTATTGGTCTATCATTTATTGTTCCTGCAGTTACAAAGGACTGTTTGTACGACCAAATCAAATATGCAGGAAGGATTGGAACGATTTCAACAGCATTAGGACAAATCGAACACTATGATACTACGACAGATGATTCAAATACATTGTCTGTAGAGTTATCAAATTGTCCAGAAAAACGTGACACGTCATTATCGATATACGTCGAAAACTATTCAATACAACATGTGAGTAGTATTTCAGACACATACATTATCGATATTTCAGGATATACGAGTTGATATTATGTATTTAGAATTAACAATCATAGCAATCGCAATTGTAGTTTTGTTCTATTACAGAAATGAGATTTATTCATTCTTCAAAACACATAAGAAAACATTAGTTGCATTATTAGCAACAGGAAGCGTAATGAGTGGTGGCATTATACTAATGGATGATGGTGAATTGCCTCCAGTTGGTGCGACAACTTATTATGTCGATTATACTGATGGCAGCGATTCTGACCCAGGGACAATGGCAGAACCATTTAAGACACTTTCATATGCTTGTACAATGTTGAGTGCTGGAGATACATTACGTGTTAATGGAGATACTTATCCGAATACACATATTACAATAACACAATTAGATGAAGGTACAGCAGGAAATCCTATAACAATCATGGGTAATGGCACTGGAGAAGCAATCATAGACGGCGATAATCAAATCCCATTCGAACTTAATTGGATGTCACATTTAATCTTTGATAATTTAACTATTCGCGATTCAAACAGCGAACTATTATTGTTTAGATAT